GCCCAGGGGTACTACCGTGACCACCACGGGTGCCTCCGCCGGGTCAAGCCGAAGAGGAGGGGCTGATGGGCAAGGGCGACAAGCGCCGGGAGACCCAGGTCCCCGACGAAGTGTTCCAGGCCGCATGGGAGCGGACTTTCGGAGCGGGCCTTAGTGCGCCCCAAGAGAAAGAAGATTCGACCGGCTCCAGGGAGGGGGCAAAGGATGAGCAGACGAAACCAGCACGATAACCCCATCGACCACCAGGCCATCCTGGCCCTACGCACGGATGGGCTGACCTGGAAGGAGGTGGCCGAGGTCACCGGCTACGAAGGGAAGCCCACGACCCTCTGCTCCGCCCACCACCAGTGGGTGAAGCGCCGCCATGAGGACGCCGCCGAGGCGACCCGCCAGGCCCGGGATCCGGAGGACACCCAGCTCAACGACCGGGACACCTACACCCGGACCCTGACCGGGAAGGAGCTGACCGGGCTCCAGTCCCTGGAGGACCTGAGCCTCTTCTTCGACGTGAACCACGACGAATGGGAGATCTCCGACTTCGCCGCCAAGGGGAACACCTGGCAACAGAAGGCGAGGGGGGAGAAGCCCACCAACCTGCACCAGTACGAGATCCGGGCCAGGTTCCGCCGCAGGCAGGAGGTCCTGGAGCCGGTGATGGAGGAGGCGTTTCAGTCCGTCCTCCCCGCCCTCCAGGAGCTGGACCTCACCATCGAACCCAAGCCCCGGGCGAAGGGGCTGGTGGAGGGCCGGTTCCTGGCCGAGATCGCCATCCACGACTCCCATTTCGGGATGCTCTCCTGGGCTCCGGAGACCGGGGAGGACTACGACCTCGCCATCGCGGAGTCCGACTACGTCCGGTCCGGGCACACCCTGGTGGAGACCGCCGCCCAGATCTACCGACCGGAGCGGTTCCTCTACGTCGTAGGCCACGACCTGGTCCACATCGACGGGATGGTGGACGGGAAGATCCCGGCCACGGCCCGGGGGACCCCCCAGGACTTCGACTCCCGGCTCCCCAAGGTCTACCGGACCGTGGTGGAGTCGGTGGTGCGGGTGGCCGCCTACGCCGCCACCTACGCCCCCGTGGACATCGTCATCGTCCGGGGGAACCACGACAAGAACATCTCCTTCTACATCGGGGAGACCCTCCGTTCGCTGTTCATGAACCACGAACGGATCCACGTCCAGAACGAGCCCCGGGACCTGGTCTTCTACTCCTACGGAGGGAACACCCTGGGCCTGACCCACGGGGAGAAGATCCTCCGGAAGAAGAACAACCTGGTGAACATCTTCGCGGACGAGTGTCCACCGGAGATGTGGATCAGCTCGCACAAGGGGCTCCGGGAGATCCACACCGGCCACTTCCACAAGCGGATGCAGGGTGGCTACTACCCCCGGGGCGACATGGACGAGGAGCGGGGCGTGACGGTTCGCGCCCTCCCCGGGCTCACCGCCACCGACGCCTGGCACAAGGAGCAGGGATACCGCCACCGCCGGGCGGCCACCCTCATGGTCTTCGAACACGAAGGAGGCGTGGCGGGCCTCCATGAGGTTACACCGTAATGCCCAGAACGCCGAGACCCAAGTACCGGACCATCCGGGACCTCCTGGAAGACGCCGTTGCCCTGGAGGCACCGTTGGCAGTATATTGGTGCGAGCGCATGGCGCGAGGGGAAATCCCGGCACCGGATCTGATGAAGATCGAAGCTGTGGAACAGCTCCACGCGGTCATGCTTCTATCCCAGATCCACCCCAACCTGTACTCACTCAGGGACGGGTTGGCCAGACGCCTCCTGAAGGAGGAAGAGAGGAAACGCGATGAGGAACGCGAGCGCAAGAGAGCTGAACGCCGAGATCGACCGCCGGTACGGGAACGTCGAAGCGTTCCTGGATCTGATCCGGGGAGCGATGAAGCGGACAGGGACCAGCCAGGCGGAGCTGGCACGTCGCTCTGGGCACAACCCGAGCCACATCTGCCGGTGGCTGTCGAAGAAGGACACGACGCGGGTGGTGCCGACGCTGGAGACCCGGATGGTCCTGGCGGAGACGATGGAGGAGATCCTCCAGGAGCAGGCCAGTGAGTAGAACAGTGATGGGGCTCGACCCCTCGCTGACTGCCACGGGGGTTGCTCTGCCCAACGGCGAGACCCGGATCATCGTGCCGGGGAAGTGTTGCAAACGAGGGATGCCCAGGCTCCGCCGCATCCGGGACGCCGTGATGGCGCTCGTCAAGGAGCACGACGTGAACCTGGTGATGATCGAAGGCTACAGCTACGGGAGCCGGTACAGCCACGCCCACAGCCTGGGCGAGCTGGGTGGTGTTCTCAGGCTGGCCATCTTCGAACACCCTGGCGTCGAGTACATTGATGTACCCCCTTCCTCGCTGAAGAAGTATGCGACGGGCAAGGGGAACGCGAACAAGGAGCTGGTCCTGGTCAACGCGATCAAGCGTCTCGACTACAAGGGCCACGACAACAACGAAGCCGACGCCCTCTGGCTCCGGGCGCTGGGACTGGAGGTGGATGGCAGGCCGATGGTGGACCTGCCGAAGACCCACCTTGAGGCCCTGGACAAGATCGGCTGACCACACCCGAGAGGTGAATCCATGCTTCAAGCACGAAACGTCCCACTCCAGGATGTGAACGACGTGCGTGATCGGGCGGAGGCCGAGGCTTCCCAGTCCGAGTACGCACGGGGCGTCCTGGACACGCTCCTCTGGCTCAACGGCGATGCAGGGATGCCGTTCCAGATGGAGCCGCACCGCTTCACCCAGGCCGACCGCGAGGACGCGGGTCCGGTACCTGGCACTCTCACCAACTACGGCCCCGTCGAAGACGAGGACCAGCTCGACCTGGACTTCGAAGACGAGGAGGAGTAACCATGGCTTTCGTTCTGACGCGGAGCGGAGACCGATTCGAAGCAGGGGATCCGGAGAGCTTCATCCCGGAGATCCTTCCGGTGGCGCAGACGCTCGCCCGGATCCCCCGCTTCAATGGTCACCACGACCACAACTACTCCGTCGCGCACCACAGCGTGGCTGGAGCGATGGCCCTGGAAGAGGCGGGGCGGGATGATGCCGCCCTCCTGTTCCTGGTCCACGACGCCCATGAGACCATCCTGGGCGACATCCCCTCCCCGCTGAAGCGGCACCTGGGGGAGGACTTCCGGGCCTACGAGCGGCGGCTGGAGCGCCACTTCATGGCCTCCCTGGCCGGGCCCGCTTTCCAGAACCCCGAAGCCCGCAAGGCCGTGAAGGTGATGGACCGGATCATCGTAGCCGCCGAGGCCCAGTGCCTGGGGGTGGACGATGGCTGGACCGAGGAGCGGGAGGAGGAGTACGAGCGGATCGCTCTGCTCCAGCCGGGCCCCTGGCCCTCCCAGTCCCTCATCCGTTCCCGGGTGGAGCTGGTGCTTGGGATGGACACCCACTTCACCGTCGGCCTCATGGCCACGATGTACCAGGAAATCGGACAGGACCATGAGTGACCTGCTCTACCCCTTCCAGCGGGAGGGGGTGGACTTCCTGAAGTCCCGCCGTCGAGCCTACCTGGGTGACGAGATGGGGCTGGGGAAGACGGTCCAGGCCCTCGTTGCCGCTCATGAGCTGGGCCTGGAGAGCGTCGTGGTAGTTTGCCCCGCATCCCTGAGCGACAACTGGGTCCAGGAGGGGCGGGAGTGGGCCCCTGGTGTCGATGTCCACGCGGTCTCCTACGACCGGGTCCGGATCGACGGGAAGTTTCCCCTGGAGAGCCCCCAGGCAGTCATCCTGGACGAGGCCCACTACATCAAGAACCCGAAGGCCAAGCGGACGAAGACCATCGTGAAGCTCCTGCCGAAGGCGGAGCGGGTCTGGCTCCTGTCCGGGACCCCGATGCCGAACGACCCCCGGGAGCTGTACGTCCCGGCGCGGATCCTGAACCCGGCGGGGACCCGAGGCTTCACCGCCTGGAAGTGGATGCACACCTTCTGCCAGGTGGTGGAGACGATGTGGGGGCTCAAGGTGGTGGGCGTCAAGAACGCGGGTAAACTGCGCGAAATTTTCCGGGAATCCTTCCGGGGACGGCGGCTGAAACAGGTTGCCCTCGACCTCCCGCCCTTGCGGATCACGACCCAGTCGCTTCCGAAACTGCGGGACCTCCCCTCCGAGGTAGCCGAGCTGGCCACCGCCATGGTGGAGGAAGAGGAGACCACCGAGGGTGCCTCGCGCCTCCGGCGTCTCCTGGGGGAGCTGAAGGCTCCGATGGTGGCCGAGCAGATCAAGGAGGAGATGAAGGACGGCCAGTACGACGCCATCGTCATCATGGCCTACCACCGGTCCGTCCTGGACACGCTGGAGGAGGAGCTGAGGTCCCTGGGCGTGTCCCGGATCGACGGCTCCACCCCGGCGAAGAAGCGCCAGGAGCAGGTGGACTTGTTCCAGGATGGTAATAATGCTATCTTCCTGGGCCAGCAGACGGCGGCTGGTGTCGGTGTGACGCTGACCCGAGCCTCCGAGCTGGTCCTGCTGGAGCCGAGCTGGTCGCCGGAAGACAACAACCAGGCGATCAAACGGATCCACCGCATCTCGCAGGACGCCCCGTGTCGGGCGCGGATCTTCATGATCCCAGACACACTCGACGCCAGCGTCATGGGGACGCTGGCACGGAAGACGCGAATGATACAGGAGGTAGGATTGTGAACGCCAAGGAGATGGACCGGCTACTTCGCCGCCACGAAAACCTCTCCCTTCAGGGAATGAATCTCCGCTTCGCTGTTCTGGACATCGCTGAGGACCTGTCGGCTGGGAGAACGTCACCCTCCCGCGCCGCGCAAGGTCTTCGGGACGCCGCAGAGCGATACTACCGGGAAGTCGGGATTCCCGAAGCCAATGAGATCTACGAGCGCCTGGTGGAGATCCGCTCTGACATCCTCCCCGTCGTAGACAACCATGAGGACAAGTTTGTCCGCCGGGATCTCAACCGGGCCCTGGGCAACATCGGTTGCCTCATGGACACGCTGAGGAGACTCTGATGCCCCCCGGAAAGCACAGCCGCCTTGGCGGATCGAAGGCGAAGCGGTGGCGCAACTGCCCCGGCTCCGTCGCCATGGAAGACGGGATCCCGAGCGAGTCGAACGAGCACACCTCCCTGGGCACCGCCGCCCATGAGCTGGCGGAGGTCTGCCTGGTGGAGGGCCAGCGCCCCCACAACTACATCGGGGACACGTTCGACGGCCAGGATGGCCGGGTCCATGTGGTGGACCAGGAGATGGCCGACGCCGTCCTGGAGTACACCGAATTCTGCGAGGAGCTGATCCACCAGGCCCAGGAGCGGGACGGTGAGGTCTGGGTGGAGAAGCGGTTCGACCTGAAGCCGCTGAACCCGCCCGAGCCCATGTTCGGGACCGCCGACTTCGTGGCCTGGCTTCCCCGGCATGAGTCGGACCTGAGCGTCCTTCACGTCGTGGACTACAAGAACGGTGTCGGAGTCGAGGTCCTCGCAGGTGGGAACGACCAGCTCCTCATGTACATCGGGGGAGCCCTCCTGGAGACCGGCAAGATGCCGGACATCATCCGGGCGACCATCGTCCAGCCCCGGCACCATCACTACGACGGCCCCCGAACCTGGGAGATGACCACGGAGGAATTCAGCGAGCGGTTCCGGGCCCTCATGGCCGACGCCCGCCGCGCCTCCGAGGATGACGGGACCAGCCTGGAGCCCGGCGACTGGTGCCAGTTTTGCAAGGCCCGGCCCCACTGCCCGGCCCACATGAAGCTGGCCGAGGTCACCACCCAGATGGCCTTCGAAGTCCTGGAGCCGGAGGAGGAGCGCAAGCTCCCGGCACCGACCCGCTTGACCAAGGATCAGCATCTTGCCATCTTGGAAGTCGCTGACCAGATCGAAGACTGGATCCACGCGGTCCGGGAACACGTCCACGAAGCCCTGGAGGCGGGCGAGGAGTACGAAGGGTGGGCTCTCGCTGAGAAGCGAGCCTACCGGAAGTGGGAGGACGAGGATGCTCTCCTGGAGTATCTGAAGCGGAAGCGGATCCCGAAGAAGGTCTACGAGGTCCGCAAGCTCCCCTCCCCGGCCCAGCTTGAGCGGGCCCTGAAGACACGGGACGAGGACTTCCCGGACCACCTGGTGGTCAAGCAGTCCTCTGGCACCAAGCTGGTCAGGGCGGACAGCGGTGCCAAGCTGGTCGATCCGCCCGTCTACCGGTTCTTCGAACCACAGTCTTAACAGTCACCACGGAGGACACGATGTCCAAGGTACTCACCACCCCCGAAGCCACTCTCAGCTACCCGAGTGTCTTCACCCCCCGGGCCATGAACGAGGGCGAGACGCCCAAGTACGAGGCGACCTTCGTCTTCGGGCCCGACGCCGACCTCACCGAGATCCGCCAGGCCATCCGGAAGGTGGGCCAGGACAAGTGGGGCGAGAAGTTTCAGGAGATGCTCAAGTCCGGCAAGGTCCGGCTCCCCCTCCGCATCGACTGGGAGGAGAAGGGCTACCCGGAGGACTCCACGTTCTTCGCGGCCCGCTCCCACAACAAGCCCGGCGTGGTCAGCGTCTACCCGTCGGAGCACGACCCCAGCAAGCCCGCTCTCATCGAAGACGAGAGCAAGATCTACCCGGGGTGCATCGTGAAGGGCCTGGTGTCCTGCTACGCCTACACCAAGCCCCAGCCCGGGATCACCTTCGGGCTGGAGGGTCTCCAGAAGATCCGCGACGGCGAGCGGCTGGATGGCCGCGTGAACGCGCAGTCCGTCTTCGAAGTGGACGAGTCGGCCTTCGCCGCACTCGACAACGCCCTCGACTCCGACGAGGAGACCGAGGAGCCCTCCACCGAGAGCGATGACATCATGGCGATGCTTGGCGGCTGACCGCCGCTAACGCCTGGGGGGTGTTGACCGTGCCCCCGTCGCGTCCTGGCGGTGTGAGCCCGCAACGGTCATTCGGGGGGCGGATATGGCTTCGACGGTTGGGAAGCCCGCTTGTCGGGACCGACCGGACCAGGGTTCGATTCCCTGCGCCTCCACTACAGCCCACCCCCACGCCCAGGATGGGCACGGTTGGGGAATCGCAGGGGGTGGGCACCTTCTTCCCTTGAGACCGGGAGAACCTGTGGTAATCAGTATCGACTTCGAAACGCGCTCGACGCTGAATCTCAGAAGGTCCGGCGTCTATCCTTATGCGATGCACCCGGACACCGATGTCTGGGTGATGGCCTACGCCGTGGATGACGGCCCCGTCGAGGTCTGGCGACCCGGCGACCCGGTCCCTTCCACTTTCCGGAATCCGGAAAAGGTGGACGAGTACCGGGCCTGGAACGCGGAGTTTGAGCGGGTCATCTACGCCGCCATCCTGGCCCAGCGGTACGGGTTCCCACCGGTCCCCCTGGAGAAGTGGTTCGACACCGCCGCCCAGGCCGCCGCCATGGCCCTCCCCCGTGGACTGGGCCAGGCCGCCGAGGTCCTGGGTCTGAAGGAGCAGAAGGACTCCGATGGCCGGAGGCTGATGCTCCAGATGGCCAAGCCCCGCCGCATCGAAGATGACGGCACCATCATCTGGTGGGACGTGCCGGAGAAGATGGAGCGCCTGGTGGCCTACTGCGTCCAGGACGTGGAGGTGGAGCGAGCCATCGGGAAGGTCCTGCCCCCGCTGTCCAAGAAGGAGCGATGGGTCTACATCATGGACCAGCGGGCGAACACCCGGGGGTTCCAGGTGGACCTGGAGCTGGTGGCCGCCGCCCAGGATGTCATGGGCGTGGAGATGGAGCGGGCCGGGGAGCGACTGGGGGAGATCACCGGCTACGAGGTCACCAAAGTGACAGATGTGAACGGGATCACCTCCTGGTTGAAGAACAACGGGCTCCCCGACCTGCCCAACCTCCGGAAGGACACGGTCCGGGATCTCCTGGAGGATGATAAGGTGGACGGCCCGGCCCGGGAAGTGCTCCAGATCCGGGCGGACACCGGGAAGACCTCCACAGCCAAGCTGGACGCCTTCCAGGCCGCCGCCGGGCCCGACGGACGGGTCCGGGGCACCTTCCTGTACCACGGGGCCTCCACGGGCCGCTGGAGCGGTCGCCTGGTCCAGCCCCAGAATTTCCCCCGGCCCGAGATGCGGGACCCGGAGAAGTACATCAGACCCATCCTGGAGGATGATGTCTGGCCCCCGAGCCACCCTGCCCCGGCCATCGTGGTGTCCTCCCTCCTCCGCTCCATGATCGTGGCGGGGCCGGGGAGGATCCTCCGGTCCGGCGACTACTCCCAGATCGAAGCCCGGGTGATCGCCTGGATCGCCGGACAGGAGGACCTCCTGGATCTCTTCGCCCGGGGTGGGAAGGTCTACGAGGACATGGCCTCCACCATCTTCGACAAGCCGCTGGAGGAGATCGCCAAGGACTCCTTTGAGCGGCAGATCGGGAAGAATTCCATCCTGGGCTGTGGCTTCGGGATGGGAGCGGACCGCTTCGCTGACCAGGTCTGGGAGCAGACCGGGATCGTCCTGGACCGGGGAGACCCGGAGGAGGGACGCCCCGACATGGCCCAGAAGGTGATCGACACCTACCGGGCCAAGAACCACCGGATCAAGTCCTTCTGGGACGAGATCTACTCCGCCGCCTACTCCGCCACCCTGCACCCTGGGAAGGCGTTCCACTGTGGGCGGGAGGGTTGCATCCGGTTCAAGGTCTACCAGGACGTGCTCTGGTGTACGCTCCCGAGCGGGCGGCACCTGGCGTACTCCATCCCCCGGATCGAAGACCGCATGACCCCATGGGGCGAGATGCGCCCCACCCTCACCTACTGCGGGGTCACGGGCCCCGCCAGGAAGTGGAAGCGGGTGTCTACCTACGGCGGGCACCTCACCGAGAACGTGGTCCAGGCCATCGCCCGTGACTGCATGGCCGAGGCGTGGCTCCGCTTGGAAATTGCGGGCTACCCAATTATCATGACTGTCCACGACGAGCTGGTGGCCGAGCCCAGAGCGGGGCACGGATCCCAGGAGGAATTCGAACGCATCCTCGCTACTCGTCCTGCCTGGGCCCCTGACCTGCCCATCGCCGTAGAGGGCTGGGAAGGAGACCGGTACCGCAAATGATCCGAGACGCCTACGAGAAAGGATACGGGGACGCCATCATGCCGGTGATCCCCCCGGGAGCAGAGATCTCCCCGCACAGCCGCATCAGCCCCGCCGCCGTCGGGAAGATCCCCGGCACCTGGACCAAGGAAGGTTGGGTAGGGCTGAACCTGACCAAGCGACCCCCCATGAGCCTTGGGCAGGCGGAGGACTACGAGAAGCTGGGGTCCAGCTTCGGTCTCGCCGCCGACCGGTTCCCGGGGATCGACATCGACGTGGACGATCCGAAGCTGACGGTGGATCTCATCTCCACCTTCTTCAAGCTCCTGGGCGAGGGTCCGGTCCGCTACTCCAAGCCTGGCCGGGGGCTCATCGTGTACGCCAGTGGCGTACCCCTCCCCCGGATCCGCCTCACCCTGACCAGGGATGACGAGGACTACGCTGTGGAGCTACTGGGCAAGGACCGCCAGTACGTCATCCAGGGGAAGCACCCGTCCGGGCAGGAGTACGGGTTCACCCCGAAGCACGACCTGGTCCCGGTGGAGGAGCTGGTCACCATCGACAAGGACCAGGTGATCGGGGCCTTCCAGCAGATTCAGACGGCCCTGGAGGAGAGGGGCTGGACCTGCGACATCCACGTTGAGGGCGCCCGGGAGGAGCGGGAGCTGGTTGACCAGGCGGACCTGAAGGCCCCCGACGCCAAGGCCCTCGCACAGGTCGTGAAGCAGATCCCCAATCGGTACGATGACCGGGCCGACTGGATCCGGGTGGGCCACGGCATCAAGGCGGCCTCCCAGGACTTCCCGGAGATCGGGTTCCAGATCTGGGAGTGGTGGTCGAACCAGTGGGAAGGGGGTAACGAGCCGGAGGAGATTGCCCGCAACTGGGACCGGATGAAGTCCCCGTTCGAAGTCGGGTACGACTACCTCGTCGGCCTGGCCGGGGAGAAGGAGCGCCTGGCCCAGGACTGGTTCGAACCGGATCCCGAAGCCGTCCCCGAGGACGATCCGGAGCCCCTCTTCGTGGACAGCGAGGCCGCCTTCGGCACAGACCGCTGGGCCCTGGACCAGATCCAGGACGCCCTGGCCGGGTACCTCATCTACAACCCCCACCGTGGGGTCTGGATGATCTGGAACGGGTTCCGCTGGGAGCCGGACGATGATGACCGGTCCCTTGACGTGATCGGGAACCTGCTCCAGGCTATGGGTCTCCGGCTCCTGGAGCGGGCGGACATGATGTCCGACAAGGAGGGCAAGTCCCTCCGGGCCGCCGCGATCAAGTACCAGAACACCACCGGGATCCGCAACGTCAAGACCCTGGCGGAGAGCCGACTGGGCGTCTCCAACGGAGCCTTCGACGCGGACCCGATGAAGCTCAACACACCTGCGGGGGTGGTAGATCTCGTCTCTGGGGAGGTCTCACCTCCTTCACCGGAGGTCCTCGTTTCGAGGTCTACCACCGTCGCTCCCGCAGGCCGCTACGACCCCACCAGGGCACCGCTCTGGGAGGGGTTCGTCCAGGACCTGGCCGGGGGAGACCCCGCCATGGTCCGCTTCTTCCAGGACCTGTGTGGGTACTGCCTCACCGGAGACGTGAGCGAGAAGAGCCTCTACTACGTCTGGGGTGCCAACTCCGACACCGGGAAGAGCACCTTCATCCGGATCCTCCAGGACATCATGGGGAGCTACTCCGACACGGTGCCGGTGAAGTCGGTGATCGGCGGAGGCGGCGGGGACATCCCGGCGGACATCGCCAAGATCGCCGGGGCCCGGCTGGTGACCGCCACGGAGCCCAGCGCCAACCAGTCCTGGAACGAGGAGCGGGTGAAGGCCATGACCGGGGGTGACCTCATCTCCGCCCGATTCTTGCACCAGAATTTCTTTGAGTATTACCCCACCTACAAGATCGTCATCGTGGGGAACCACGAACCGAACATCGAAACGGCGGACGATGCTATGCTCCGCCGGGTGAAGATCGTCCCGGCCAACCACAAGGTCCCCCGGTCGAAGCAGATCGCGGACCTGTCCTCCCGTGTCCTGGAGGAGGAAGGGGAGCAGGTGCTCCGCTGGATGATCGACGGGTGCCTCCGCTGGACCCGGGATGGGCTCAAGCTCCCGTCCGCCGTGCAGGACGCCACCGACGCCTACGCCGAGGACGAGTCCATCCTGGACCGCTTCGTGGAGGAGCAGTGTGTGGTGGAGGACGGAGCGTTCGTGAGCCGGGCCAAGCTCTACGAAGCCTGGCGGAATTTCTGCTACGCCCGAGGGGAGGAGCCTGGGCCCGAGAAGGGCTTCAAGCGAACCTTCGGACCCAAGGCCGCTGACCTGGGCCTGTCGAATCACCGTGACTTCGAAGAGGGTCAACAGCGGCGAGGCTACCAGGGGATCAAGCTCCTGGAGCACAACAACACCACCTTCAAGCCTGGAGGCTGACATGGCACTGCCGAAACCCGCCACTGCCGTCTGGTATGTGTTCACCGCTCTGCTGGTGTCCACCATCTTCGTCACCCACCCCTTCTATGTGGGGATCGCGTTCGGCTTCTTCCTGGGGCCGGAGCTACTGGGGCTAATCACTCACGCCCCGGGTGACACCTACACCGAATTCACTCGCTGGAAGGTGACCGACGCCCCCGCCCGGTTCGGGTATGGGGTGATGGTCTCCGCCCTGGCCTACTTCCGGTTCCCGGAGCCCTTCAACATCTGGGCCAGCGTGATCCTTGCGGTCTGGCTCCCGGCCCATCTCGCGTTCCCCGGCGTTGAGCGGAAGCTCTGGGACCGGGTAAGGAGGATCTTCTCATGAGCAACTGGAAGCCCACCAACAACCCGAAGGACGAGCTGGGGACCGCCAAGGCCCCGCTCCACCTCATCCCCAACACCGCCCTGGTGGCCATGTCGATGGCCTTCCTGGAGGGGCGGGAGAAGTACGGGCAGTACAACTGGCGGATCACCGGGGTCCGGGCGTCGGTCTACCAGGCCGCCCTGCTCCGGCACATGATGGCCTGGTTCGACGGCGAGGACATCGACCCCGACTCCGGGCTCCCTCACCTCCACAAGGCCATCGCTTGCCTGGCCATCCTCATCGACGCGGACGTGCTGGGGGTGCTGGAGGATGACCGCCCGCCCAGGGCTCCCACGGCCCGGATGATGGAGTCCACGAAGGAGCTGGGTGAGCACATCCGGACGAAGCTGGCCGAGTACAAGCCCTTCCAGTACACCGAGCGGAACCGGCACGAAGGGCCGCAGGAGGATCCCGGCCCTATCCGGGACTTCTTCGACCCGCCCCTTGGGCAGACGCCGGTCCGCCATGAGCAGACCCGGGAGGCGATGGAGGCGATGGAGGACGAGGCCAACTACTACGCCGACTTCAACCCGGACGGGTCACCGAAGAGTCCCGGGGAGTAGCATCTCCTCGCCCCGCAGGACGTTGCCCAGTAGGCGGCGGAGTCCTGCGGGGCTGGTGTCCATCCCCCGCTGACGCGCCGTGTGGAGCACCTGGTCCGCCAGAAGCTCCTGGTACGTCCGGGTGGGGTTCGACTCCAGGCCGGTGAGCACACCACCGCCGGTCCACCGGGGGGCCTGGTAGGCCGCCGCAGAGGGCAGGCCGAACCGGTTGGCTCCCCGCTCGTAGATCTCCGACACCGCCTGGTAGTCCGGCAGGTTCCGGATGGGTAGGGTGTTCTCCGCGTTCCGGATCTGCGCCGCCGTGAAGCCCGTCTCCGGGTTCAGTGCCAGCCGCCGCAGGTTCCGGTTGGCCATGACGTACTGCCAGATCCGACGCCGCTCATGGGTGTCGAGGGTGGCCATGGCGTTCCCGGCTCCCTGCCGGGCCTGGAAGTAGGACGGCGTCTTCCAGCTCGCGGCGTTGTAGTGAATGGCTCCGTCGCTCGACGGAAGCAGAAGCCCACGCTCCAGCCCTGTCTGGGCCGCGTCGAAGTGGCCCTGGGAGATCAGCGGCAGGTTGTCGGAGCCGGTGATCCTCCGGAAGGCGTCCCCGGCTTCCTCGTAGTCCGTGATGCCCCGCCGGTTCGCCCAGTTGATGATGGACGCCAGGCTCATTTCGTTCGGGACGCTGTTCTGCGCCGACGCCGCCGAGCCGATGATGTTCCAGCGGCGGAAGAGGTCCGGGTCTCCCAGCTCCTCCGCAAACTGCCGCAGGCCCCCCAGCTCGTACCAGGGGCGACCGTCGAGCTGGGCCAGGCCACGGACCACGTCCGCGTCCAGGATGTTCCGGAGCCCTCTGGAGCGCCGCAGGGCGTCGAAGAAGGGCCTGGTTCTCGCCCTTGGGGCCGCCCGCTCCGCGTAGAGCGGGTCCACGGTGCCCGTGGCCTCCAGGCGCGGAGCCGCCGGGTCGAAGAGCCCGTAGGTCCGGTCGCTGGCGGTCATGTCCGTGGGCCGGACGTAGGGCGCACCCATCACAGGGGCGTTGAGGTCCGGCGGGGGCGGAGACGAGGGCGGCGTGAACGGTCCGGTCCCGCCACGGGGAGGCGGCGGGGCCATGAGGTCCGGCGGCGGCTCCACGTCATCGAACATCCCGATGAGATGCCGGTCCGGGTCCGTGGTCATCACCACGCCCCGGGGGTCCCGCCAGGCCCCACCGCTCCTCCCTCCAGGCAGAGGCCCGGAGAAGCCCTCCGGTCCGGTTGGCTGGATCTCCCTGCCGTACATCGGGCGGATCTGGTGGCCGTAGGCCCGCTGGTAGCCAAACTCGTCCGTGAAGAGCCTCTGCGGGATCCCCCGCAGGCCCTCAGCGGCGTCCTCAGCGTAGCCCTGGGCCGTGAACGGGCTCTCCGTCGCCCAGAACTCCCCCTCCTTGGCCTGGGGGGTGTCGTACTCCTGGGTAGTCCCATGGTAGAGCGGGGTGTCCGTATCGTACCCGGACTCCCGGAGCCGCTGGATCCGGCCAGCGTCCCCGGTGGGGTAGTTAAGCTCTGCGACGTTGAAGTCCCGGTAGGGGCGGTTGCGGAGAGCGGCCTCCGGCCTGTCGTAGAAGCGGCTCTCGCTGTCGTACAGGTGGACGCCCTCGTAGGCCCGGTCAGAGCCCGAGGGGTTCCTGCCCGTCTCCCGGCCCGACGCCGGGCCCTGTCCCATGAAGGAGGGGTCCAGCTCCGTGACCTCCGGGTTCTCCACCGCATCGCTGTAGTGGCGGAGCGTCCGGGTCTCCGTGGGGCCCCGGGCGGAGATCTCCTCTCCCGCGTTCAGGTCGAAGATCGCGTCCTGGTTGTTCCGACGGGCGAGGCGCATCGCGGCGGCCCGCCCCTCTTCGGTGCGAGGGAAGGTCCGGGACACGTCGAGGACCACCACCTGGTCACCCTCCTCCAGGCCCAGCTCCGCGATCTCCTCCGGGGTGGCGTCCCGCCGCCAGGTCCCGATGTTGTTGGCGTCATCGGCCAGGTCATCCGCGAACCGCTCGTAGAAGCGGTAGAGGTCCTCGTCCGACACACCGCCGTCCCGGGCCGGGACCACCATGTCATCTCCGTCCCGGACGGCCACGACGTAGTTGTCTGAGCCGAAGAGGTTCTGCCCCCGGGTGCTGAAGGTGGCCCCGCCGTTCCCGTTCCCGATGTCGAAGGCGGTGGCCTCCGAGATCTCCCGGTTCAGCTTCTGGAGGAAGTCGGAGCCCCGCTTCCCCATTCCGCCGGGAAGGAAGGGCAGGACGGCCAGAAGCTCCAGCCCCTTGCCAAGGCCCCCTTCCGCCTCAGCCATCCGGCCAGGCACCAGGGGGAGGTCCGCGCCCAGCAGGTCCGGCACCATGTCACCAGCGAAGCGGCCCAGGCTACCCTGAGCAGAGCCCTCGTCCGGGGCGATCTGCCCCGCCAGGCGCATCATGGCCTGCTCCGCCCGGCCTTCGCCGGGGAGGAAGCGAGCGAGACTGAGCGCACCGGATCCGATGCCCCGGAGGTAGTTGCCGTACCCCCTGGCCGGGTTCTCCGCCATCTCCCCGATGGCCCGGCCACCGAAGTCAGCGGCGGCGCGGGCGGCACCCGTGGTCAGGTCCGCCGCATCCCGGGTCCCTTCCAGGATCTGCTCGTATCCGGGGATCATCCGGGCGATGCGACGGATGTTCTCGCGGGTGGGCTCCAGTCCCATGGACCGGAGCATCTCAAGGATCTGTTCCATTAGAATCCGGGGTCGAAGTCAGAAGAGTGCTGGATGAACATCTGGCCAAGCAGGAACCGGTTCAGTGGGGAAGCGAGCCCCGCCGCCACGACGCCCTCCAGCTCACCGGAGCCGGGGAGAGGGCCACGGGCCCCGGGACGGATGAGGGCCTCCAGGGGCGCGGTGTCCCCGGCCATGAGGGCCTCCCCGATCTCCCGGGCCTTGAAGCGGTTCACGTCGTTCAGGTTCGTGAACCACTCCCCGACCTTCCGCATCCACTCCCACCGGTTCACGCCAGGGCGGCTCAGGACCTCCTTCATGTTCTCCAGGTCCTGGGACCGCATGGAGGTGAGGGAGTTGAGCCCGGCGTAGTTGTGGGTGGACTGGAACGCCTGCTCGCGCTGGATCACGGCCTGGAGCTGTTCCATCCCTCCCTCTCCGAGGATGGTCCGGAGCCACTCCTGCATCGCCCGAGCTTCGTTCACCATCTTGGAGCCCGCCGACCCGCCCGTGGGCGAGTCGATCAGCTTCTGCGACAGGCGGTCGATAGCCCCGGCCAGCACGGCCATCTGCTCCTGCGGACGGGCGTTGGCGAAGTCGTTGGCCAGGGCCCGCTGGAGCGTGAGGGGCGAGTTGTTCCCGCCGAGCTTCAGTCCGGCCTCGTAGGCGTTGGTCAGGGCGGACTGCTGGGCCCACAGCTCGTCGGCCCGTGCCACATCGTCCCCGAAGTCCTCGCCCATCGCCTCCGTCAGGGCGGCGATCCGGCGCTGGAGCGACTCCTTGGCACCCAGGGGCGCTTCGGCGCTCCGCTCCATCCGCCCCAGAGCTTCACGCATGGCGTTCCGCAGGTACTGGATGTCGGAGAATCGGAGCGGGCGCTGGACCCCTCCGATGATCTCCTGGGCCGCGCCCATGAGAGCGGGGTCCTGGCGGAAGAGGTTCCAGATGGCGGGAGCCCCCTCGTCCAGGCGAAACTCCCCGAACGCCTCGTCCAGGGGCCCGTAGAATTCATCCTGGGCCCGGTTCCGTAGGGCGGCCACCCACTCGTCCACCTTCCCGTTCACGGGGAGACCCTGGGCGTCCGAGATCTGGCGGAGGTCGTTGACGAGGCGGTCACCCCGCTCCGTAGCACGACCGGCCAGCCGCTGTGCGGTACTGCCTGGAGCATCCAGCGCCCCACCGGACAGCGTCCGAGCGGCGTGGATGGCCCGGCCTCCGGGGACCGGCGCGGCGTCAGCCACGACAGCTTCCGGTCCGAGCACGTTGAGCCGCTCCGCGATGTCATCCGTCCCGACCTGAGCGTCCTCACTCAGCCAGCGGCGGAGGTAGCGCCCGGCCTGCTTCCGGCCCTCACGACTCCTGGCGGACTCGCTGAAGTACCGGTGGGCGCGGCGGAAGAGTCCGCCCCCGACGCGGGAGCCGACACCGAAGGCCATTCCAGCGGCCCCACCGAAGAGGCCACCACCAGCTCCGAGGGCGAGCCGGTTCCCCAGTCCCTCCCCCTCGCTGAACCCGAACACGGCACCGTCAACGGCCCCGGCGGCCCCACCACCAAGGGCGGCGGTGGCCATCGGGTTCATCCCCCGGGTCGCTCCGAAGCGGGCCCCCATTCCGGCCCCCGTCAGCATGAGAGGCATCGAAGGGATCATCTCAGCGGCCAGGCTCGCCCCGGGGTAGTCCTCGCGGAGCACCTCCCGGCGGGCCCGGATCCGGTTCCTCATCCCCTCGTCGTAGGAGGGCATCGCCCCTTCCTGGCCCTGCATCACCGCCTGGGCCTGGCGCTGGGCCGCTCCCGGTCCGGCACCCATGGGCATACGGAGCCCGGCGATCTCGTCCGAGAACGGGATCCCCCCGAGCATCGACTCACCGAAGCGGCGGAGCGGGCTCATGTTGGCCACCTCCGCCCTCGCACCCTCTTCGGTCTCCCGGTACTGGTCCGGGGTCATCCCGTTCTGGGCGAAGAAGACGAAGGTCCGGTAGTCAGGGAAGCCGAGCTGTTCCTGGACGTAGGCGTTCGCGTCCTCCAGGCCGAGCCCCTCCCGGCGGAGCCAGCCCCGAATCTGCGACAGGTACTCCTGCGCCTGCTCCTGCGTGATCTCCGGGTTCATCGTACCGTGTCCCCCTGGGCCCGGCGGCGGGCCCACTCTTCAGGCGAGAGGATGCCACCTCCGCCCTCGTCGTTACCCCAGCCCATGGACCGCTGGGCCTCTTCGATGGCCTCTTCCGAGGACGCACCCCGGTCAATGGCCCCGGCGTAGGCATGAGCGGTCCGCGCCAGGTGGCGCTCGTACCGGTTGGCGATCCGGGCCTGGAAGTCCCGCTCCTGGGGCGACAGCGGGAGCCCCGCCCGACGCTTGGTCATGAGCATGAGGACCCGCATCATCTCGCTCTTCTGCTGGCGCACCTCCGGCGAGTCTCCAGCCCGGGGGATGAAGATCAGAGCCGAGTTGGCGTACTCCGTGTCGTTGTACGCCGCACCCGTGGTCTGCCGGAGCCACGCCTCCCCGATGGGGATGGCCGCTCCGTAGAGGCGGCGGGCGCGGTCGCTCGACAGGTTCCCGGCGAGCCAGTTGCGGTACATCTCCCCTTCCAGCGGGAGCGGGTTCTCCACGAACTCCTCCACGATGGGGATGTTGAGCTGGAGCGCCTCCACGAACGACTGCGCCCGGCCCTCTGCGTCAGAGCGGGGGCGGGAGGTGTTGGCGTGGATCCGCTCCCACTGCCCGGTCAGGTTGTTCCGGAGGTAGGTCCCGGTGTCATCGGTGTAGGTCTGCTCGTCATCCGGCAGAGGCACCGAGCTGTACCGCTGGAACGCCGAGGTGGGGAAGTCGATCTCCGTCCTGGAGATCTCCTCCATCGTGTAGGGGTCCACGGCGATCCGGTACCGCTTTCCGTTCTCCGTCCGGGTGATGTACTGCGGGCGCTGAGAGGCCCGGCCACCAGCCATCTGGGACTTGAGCACCTCCGAGAGAGTCCGGGCCGCTTCGATGTTCCCCGCCCCGATGGCGGTCATCATCATCCGGCCCAGGTTGTCCGGGGTCACTGGCCCCTTGGCCAGCTCCGCCAGCTCCATCTGGTTCTGCACGGCGAGCTGGTTCTGCTGAAACTGAGCGGCACCCGCCTTGGAGGCCATCATCCCCTGCGCGAGCAGGGAGAGGAAGTCCTGGTTGGGCTGGCCACCGGCCATCATCATGGCCAGGCCGCCCTGCTGGAGACCCTGGGCGAGAGCGTTCCGTCCCGCGCCCTCTCCGAGCCGGGGATCCGCCGGAGCGCCGTAGAGCCCCTGGAAGATTCGGCTCGCCGGTCCCTTGATCGAATTGAAGAGCCCGTCGATTGCCATGGTGCCTTACCGGTAGTAGTCGCTGAACCAGCCGCCGGGCTGGGTGAGGTTGGTCTGCGGGGTGTACTGGAGCCCCGGGGACGCCAGCGCGTTCACTCCCCCGCTGGTGGCGTTGCCGAAGAGGCTCCTGCCGAGGGAGGATCCGAGAGCGCCGCCTGCGGGCCCGCCCATCATGAGGGTCCCGGCGAGCCCGAGCCCGAGCCCGGCGATCTGCCCGAAGGTGTTCCCGCTCTGCTTCTCCTTGGTGGTCTGCCCCGTCGGGCCGAGAGCCTGGTTCCGGAGCCCCACGGCCATCTGGGACCGGAGGAAAGGCTCCATCATGGCCATGCGCTCCGCCTGCCTCTGCTGGGCCTGGTAGGAGAGGCCCTGGTTCACGGCGGTCTGCCACTGGTTGTTCAGGAGGTTCCCGAGGACGCTGGCGCGGCCCCGCTCGACCTCGCCCATCCCGACGGCCTCAGCCACTCCGTGGCGGGCGGAGCCGAAGGCCCCGGCACCCTGGGCGGCGTCGTTGGTCCGCATCCGGTTCATGTCCAGGGCCCGGTCGAACGACTGGTTCACCGGGTTCAGCACCTGGTCGAACCAGGGGTTCATGAACTGCATGGCCTGGTCCTGGACGGACATCGTCTCCGGACCGTAGAGGTTCCCTTCCATCCCCAGGAGGGAGCGGGCACCGCTGGCACCGACGCCCCTGGTCCCGGAAACGTACCGCTGGGAAGCGGGGTCGATTCGCTGGGTGGTGGTCTTACTTCCGCCGGACATATCAGAGCCTCTTGGTTGCTATGATGGAATCTGTGGCCCACCCGCCGTCGCGGAGGACCCGGCCCCAGCCGGGGCGACCGTACAGCCGGACCTCGTCGCACCCCAGCTCCCTCGCCAGGGCCGCGAAGTCCTCGTCCATACTCACCACGGATTCCAGTCTACCGGCGGAGAGCCAGATCACGGCTCGCTTGAGGCCCGACGGGTAGTTGTTGATCTCCGTGACAGCCGCTCCGAGGCCGTCATCACTCAGCCAAAGTTGGGCATCTCCTGTCCGGAGCGCCATTTCCACGTCCGCCAGGGTGTGGGTGCGCTCTCGCTCCAGGGACTTCTGGAGGTCAGCTTGGAGGGAGGTGGACAGGTCCAGGACTGAGTCCAGGCGTAGCACGGCTCAATCGTTCCCGCCCGAGATGGCGGGTTGTTCCGGAAGGCCCGGTAGGAAAGACGAGGGGGTCACTCCGCCGTTCAGGCAGAGGAGCGGATTCAGCTCCTCGTCGGGGCCCAGAAACTGGTCCTGCACCAGGAGGCAGAGGACCGCATCCAGCTTCTGGCTGGTGCCACGGATGGCCTCCCGGTTGTCATGGATTGCGTCGGTATTTCTCTCCACCTTTATGGGCAGATCGCGGTAATCGCTGAACACGGCACCGAGGGTGAACACGGTACCCGTCATGGCCAGGAAAGCCACGATCAGCTTCTTGATGTCGAGGTCTTTGAACATGGTGGTGCGGGGTCCAAGATAGGGTACGGTCTACCCTATGATACGACGAAGCCCCCGACGCATCCATAGCGCCGGGGGCTATTGCAATCGCACGTCGATTGCACGTCGAATTGCACGTCAGGCGGAGTCCCCCATGTCCACGATGGGGTCCAGGATCTCCAGGTCCACCAGCGTGAGCTGGCCCTGCTCCAGCAGGACCTCCACGGGGACCGGACTCACCTCCAGCTCCAGCTCCTCGTTGCCGAGAGTGTTCAGCCGGTCGATGTACTCCTCCGTCAGGTTCGCACCCTCACCCAGCTCCTCCCTGGCCTCGTCCAGGATGATCTCCTGGGCGGCCTGGAAGTCCTCGAAAGCGCCGTCCATCACCCGGACGAACCGGCGGATGGCCAGGAGCGCCCCCGGCGAGAGGGACCGCCGGTAGATCGGCTTCAGGTCCTCGTCGTAGAGGTTCGCGCCCTGGGGGCTGGTCCCGGACCGGATGGCCCGGAGGATGCCTACGACAGCTCCGTAGGTGGTGGTCCACTGCTTCATCGGTTGTATCCTCCCTGTCGCTGGGATTCGTAGAGGGGGCGCTGGGTGTCATCCGGGATGGAGTCCGGAATGGTCCAGCGGATGCAGGCGTCCCGGTAGTTGCAGGGAACGTCTGCGGGAGCGGTGATGCTGTTGCCGCACCCGGCCAGGATGGCCGTCAGCGCGAACACGATTACGCCTCTTTTCATCGTCGCGTTCTCCGTTAAAGTGAAGGCGTGGTGAGCTTTAATATTGCGTCTGCGGCACCAGAGGTCAACACCCTCCCTGGTTGGCGATACTGAAGTATTCGACCCCATTGGTGTCGCACACATCGGACTCGTCGTTGGAGACCACCCGCACGTCCGCCGCCCCGAACCGGGTGTAGGGATAGAGGAAGCTCCCGTCGCTGGCCTCGAAACCACTGTAGTCGATGTCTTTCGTGTCGAAGGTGCCGGAGAACGTGCCCCAGTCCGTCCAGCTCCCCAGGGAGGGAGTCGAGTCAACGGTGGAGGTTCCGTACCGGTACTGAACCTTGTAGCCCGACGGGAGGGCCTGGTTCAGGGTAACGGAGAGCCGCATCTTGGTGAAGATGAGGAAGTCACAGTCCCCGTCGAGGAAGGTCCCCGTCATGGAGCTGACCACGGTGCCGGAGCATCCGCCCCCGGCTCCCCCACTCCCCATCATCGTCGGCAGAACGAACATCAGACGCTGTCTCCGACCAGGTTCACGAAGACCTCCGAGCCAGAACCGCTGGAGCCCTCGTACCGGGCCACCGACAGGACCGCGTGGGTCCCGTTGTCGATGGTGAACGAGGTCGAGGTGAGGCCAGAGCCCCGAGCCGTGGATCCGGACAGGGTGATGGTCCTGGTGGATCCGCTGGCGTTGTGGATCACCAGGAGATGCTGGCCGCCCACAGTCAGGTTCGTCGCCACGTTGATCGTGATGTTCGCGGTGACGTTGATGACCATCGTCTGGGTGTCCCAGGCCGGGGTGTAGGTCGAGGACTTCGACCCATCCCAGTGCGTGGACGGGTTGATGGTGTGGGTCAGCTCGTCCGTCCAGGACGCGGAGGTCCAGGGCGCGGAGACATCGTCAATCACCAGGATCTGGCCGTTCCCGGACACCGTGTCCCCGGCGTCCCCGACGAGATCGTTCGGCTGGATCGGACCCACGTTCACCCAGGCCGAGCCCGAGTAGCGCAGGAAGTCACCCCCGGCCAGGGAGGTGAGCGTTACGTCCCCGATGGAGCCCAGGCTGGAGGCCGCCGGGGCCGCGCCCCAGATGATCCCCCCGCCAGAGCTGTACTGGAGGACGTGCCCGTTCGTGGTTGGCGGGTTCAGGGTCGCCAGCTCGTCGGACGAGTTGAGGAAGATCAGCTTGTTGGCTCCGGTGTCGAACGCATCCAGACCAGAGAAGGTCACCGCCCCAGTGGCCCGGAGGGTGCCGCTCACATCCAGCTTGTGGGCCGGGCTGACGATCCCGATCCCCACCCGCTGGTCCGCCTCGCTGAAGTGGACGTAAGTAGACCCGGCGCTGTCCTGGAAGTTGAAGTCCCCAGAGGTGGCCATCTGGAGCCGGGCCCTCAGAGTCGAGCCCGAGGCGTTCCGGTGCTCAAAGAGAATCTGCCCGGAGCCGCTGTCCGTGTACCACCGCTGATAGTGAGTGGTCTCCCCGGCGCTGGCGTACCACCTGTGGTCGTGGGAGAAGAGACGGGTGTAGTCCCACTCGACGCCAGATCGGATGGCTCCGAAAAGCTCCTGCGCCACAGAGGCGGCATCGTTCAGGGCGTCGATGAAGAGGTTGCCCCCGGTCATGAGGATCCGGGTGGTCTTCTCATCGGTGGCGGCGTCGGACTCAGTGATGCTGAGGTAGGGGGTGGTGTCCTCCAGCGACAGGCCCCCGTAGATGGTGCTGTCCCCCACTCTGGGGACGTACACCGGCTCCTGCTTGTTGTAGTTGAACCCGTAGACGTGGACGATCCGGTAGGAGGTGCTTGCGGCGGCCCCGAACGTGATCCGAACCTGAGTGGCGGCGTTGGAGCTGGTGGAGGTGTAGACGTGGTTGTGGACCTTCACGTTCGTCGTATCCAGCAGGGTAGTCCACGACCCGGAGTAGTAGATCTCGATTTTCAGGGAGGAGGGACGGAACCCGGCGGACCCGAAGACCACCCCGTAGTGCTGGCCCCAGGTGAAGTTGCGGGGGTGGTCGAACGTCAGCGTCTCAGCCGCCGTCTTGCTGACGAAGTCGCCCTTTCCGTTCGTGATCGTGTTAAGCTCAGAGTCGTTCAGGGAGGTGGCGGTGTACGAGGAGGTCCGGTTCGCCAGCCCCACGAAGTCGTTCGTCATCATCGGGTGGAAGGCGAACTCCGATTCCGGGGCCCCTCCGAGGATCCCCACGGCAGATCCGATGGTCCCCATCAGCACCACATCGTCGCCCAGCTCGACAGACTGATTGGCGACGAGGAGCCGCTGGCCCCCTCCGGTGGTGATAGCGACTTGGTTCGCCCCGGGGCTGTAGAGCCCGGTGTTCCCGTCGCCCGTGAAGGCGAGGGCCGCCGAGCCCGTCGAACCGCTGTCCACGATCAAGCGCCCAGCCTGGAGGCTCCCCACCACGTCCACGGTGCCGCTGGCGGTGATCTGCATCCGCTGAACGGCGTTCGTGTAGAACGAGATGTCTGCGGCATCAGTGGTCTGAAGGCGCAGGTCCCCGGTCCCCCTGTGAGCGATCTGGCTCTCAGTGTTCGGTCCGCTGTTGGTCCGGATAATCCGAAGTCCGTAGTTGGTGTAGGTCGTGTCCCCGACGAGGTCGATGAAGGCGTACCCGGAGCCGGTCCGCCCCTGCCCGATCTGGATGTAGGTGGAGGCGGTGCTGACATCGACGCCGACATTCAGGGCCGCCCCGACCTCAAGATTGCCCTCAAACTTGTTTCCGGTGACGAAGGTGTTCGCCACGTTCTCCAGGGCCACATACTTCCAGATCGTCCACGAACCGCCGCTGGAGGACCAGCCCCGGAAGGCGAGGGTGCTGGTGTCGCTGTTCCGGGGGACCACAAGCTGGGCTCCCACATCCGAAGGACTCCGCATGACCAGCATGGGGTCGTAGCCGGACCCGTTGCTGGGGTAGTTGGGCATCGTGTTGGTGTGGAGTCCGTAGACCCCCGCCTCCCGCATATCGTCCAGATCGTCCGTCGAGACGAACCGGTCGTACTGCACGATGTTCGTATAGGGCGTCTCCCCGAGGATGGTGTCGGCCAGCCTGTCCGGGGAAATCACCCCGGTCGTGATGTCCGTTCCGTCGATCCCCGACCAGTCCATGGTGGGCGGTCCACCGGGGGTGAGCTTCAGGAACGCCGAAGACCCGAGAGTCGCCCCGAGGTCGCCGGGGTCGATCTCCACCGGCACCCAGGCGGAGCCACTGTACTGGAGGAAGTCCCCCGAGGCCACCCCAGCCTCGCTCACGTTGTCCAGGTCCCCCAGGTCCCCGGAGACAGGAATCGTCGCCGCCCAGGTGAAGCCCCCGGCGGCGGAGTTGTACCGGAGGTAGTAGGTCGTGCTGTCCGCCGTGGGGGCGTTCAGGTACTTGACGGCATCCCCATCGGCCCCATCCCGGACGAGGAGCTGAGAGCCCGTGGCCGTGGGAGCGAGGGCCGCCCCGGACACGGAGAGGCCGTCGGTCGCGGTGAAGTCGAAGGCCCCGGAGATGTTCCCCGAGTACGCCGTGTCCACCATCCGAAGCCACGTCGGGGAGCCGTCGGTCGAGTTGTCATCCCGGACCCCCGTCCACAGCCGCCCCGCGTCCTCCAGGTAGAGGCCGTAGTAGCCAGCGGAGGTATCCCGCCGACCCACGGTCAGCCAGATCCCCTTGCTGGCCCCACTGGGCTCTCCGGTGGACGCAGAGGCGTTGACGAAGATCCGGGTCCCGGTCTCCCGGTCCCAGTCCGTGGCCGCCATCGTGGTGTACGTCTGGACGGACTGACCGATCTCCAGATCGTCCACCCTCATGCTGGTGAACCTGAAGGTCCCCGACGGAGCCGTCCCGGCGGCGATGTCGGAGATGTCCAGCGCCTCCCAAGTGGCCCGGAAGGGGCCGGAGAGCGTGATCTGGAGCACCTGGCCGATCTGGGTGGCCGCCGACTCCGCGATGTGGTCCGTCGGCAGGACCCCGGTGTGGTTGGCCAGGTCCAGGTAGTACGAGGGGCTCTGGCCGTCCAGCGTGGCGGCGTCCAGGGTCCCGTCGATGTCTCCCCAGGTGAAGCCCCCAGCGGAGGAGTTGTACCGGAGGAAGTAGGTGTTGGAGTCCGCCGTCGGAGCGTTCAGGTACTTGACAGCGTCCCCGTCATTCTGGTCCCGGACCAGAATCTGGGATCCGGTCGCGGTGGGGGCGATGGCCGCCCCGGACACGGAGAGACCGTCGGTGGCCGTGAAGTCCCAGGCCCCGGTGATGTTGCCGGAGAAGGAGGGCAGGAGGTAGGACTGGAGGTCCGTGATGTCGGCCTCCGTGATCCCGGCCCAGTCCATGGTGGGCGGTCCACCGGGGGTGAGCTTCAGGAAGGCGCTGGTGCCCAGGGTCGCCCCCAGGTCCCCCGGAGCGATCTCGTCGTTCACCCAGGCGGATCCACTCCACAGGAGGAAGTCCCGGCTGGCCGCCGTCGTGATGGTCACGTCCCCGACATCGTTCAGCTCGTCGGGGGCGGGTACCGTGGTGCCCCAGGTGAAGCCCCCAGCGGAGGAGTTGTACCGGAGGAAGTAGGTGTTGGAGTCGGCGGTGGGCGGGTTGATGTACTTCACCGCGTCCCCGTCGTTCTGGTCCCGCACCAGGAGCTGGGAGCCCGTGGCGGTGGGAGCCACTGCGGCTCCAGACACGGAGAGGCCGTCGGTGGCCGTGAAGTCCCAGGCCCCGGTGATGTTGCCCGTGTAGGAGGCTGTCAGAGCGTCCGTGATCCCGTACCCGGCCACCGTGGTGGGCGTGGCGGTGATCTGGCTCCAGGCGATGCTCAGGGCCGCCTGGTGCTGGGTCACAGCGGCCTCAGCGATCCGGTCAGCGTGGATGTCCTCCGCCCCGGTCAGGTCCCAGCGGATGTGCTCCGCCGCGACGAAGCCCAGGAGGGCGTCGTGGTCGATGGCCCCTTCGTGCTGGGTGACCGCACCCACCGGCACCTGGGCGTTGGCGATCTGCCCGGTAAGCTGGGTGAACGCGATACTCAGGGCGGCCTGGTGCTGGGTGACCATGGCCTCCGTCACCGACGCGACCGGGAACGAGAACGAGGTGGCCGAGCTGAAGTCGATGGCCACGGCGCTGGCGGTCACGGCCCCGTTGAAGGTGACCGAGCCGTCGAACGTCTGGGCACCTTCGAAAGTGAGGTCCGACGCGATGACTTCGATCCCTTCCGAGATGGCCGCGTCCAGGGACGCGATGGCCGACTCTACCGCCGCCCGAAACTGAGACTCGTTCTGGTAGTCGTACTGGTACTCAGGCCGGGGGAATCCAGTAAGGGGGACGCTCATCGGAGCCCGCCCATCTCCACCTCAAGCGCGGGGGTCCCGAAGGTCCACCCGGTCGAGGTCTGCTCCACCCGGAGCCGCACAGACCGCCCCACGAAGCGCAGGGGGACCGGATCGGTGATGGAGTAGGGTCCGTAGGCCGTCTCGTCGCCGGAGATCGTCAGGGCGGCGTACAGGGTCACCTGCACCCCGCCGGAGGTCCCGAAGTCCGGGATCAGCTCCTGGACGTGCATCATGTAGTCGCCGCCTCCGAGCACGACCGGCCCCGACTCCGCGTAGGGCGTCGAGGAGCCGTAGGAGTCGCCCACCTCATGCCGGAAGATCTCCGACGTGTTGTCGAGCCACAGAGGCGTCGGGAAGGGGCCGGAATCGACTCCGGCGGAGCGGGCCAGCTCTCCCTTGCCCCAGGCACCGGTCACCACGTTGACGTAGACGTAGCGGTCGCAGTCCACCGATCCGGCGGACGGATAGAACCACCACACCTCGTTGAAGCGGGAGTTGGCCACCGCCCAGATCTTCGACGCCTGGGTCTCGTTCATGTCCCCGAAGACGAAGTCCCCGACCTCGCTGGGGAGCGGCTGGGTGAACCCGTTGTACTGGAAGAAGCCCCGGCGTCCCATCCAGAACGCCTGGCCGTCCATCACCACCATCGACCGGCGGGAGATGGGCCCACAGGCCGACCCCACCTTGGCCACGTTGTAGACGAAGTTTCCGCCGACGTAGCGCAGGGCGAAGAGGTCCGTGTCGGTCCAGACCAGGGACTCCTTGGCGGAGCGGAGCCCGGCCATGATGGCCCCGGTCCCGGGGAGGATCCGCTCGTCGGAGGTGTTGTTCGTGGCGGGGGTCCAGTCCGTGATGTCATCCACGTCCGGCCAGCGGATCTTCCGGGGGTTGGAGTCCGCCCCCAGGGCGACGATGTACTCCTCCGGCGTCACCAGGACCCCGACACAGCCCGTGGGGCTGTTCGTGATCGGGGCGGCGTTGGTCGCGGAGGCGTCATCACTCATGTCCCAGTAGAGCACCCGGCCATCGGCCAGGGAGACCGCGACCAGGTCCTCGCCGTAGTTGTCCAGGGACCAGGCGTTCGCCTCGTTCAGGAATTCGGTCGCCAGGTCCCCGACGCCGTAGAGCCCGGCACCGTAGTCTCCGACGCCGTAGCCGCCGGAGCTGTAACCAGCGTCGGCCTCACCAGCGGCCAGGTCGCCGGGCGCGATGTCGTTGGACCCGGAGGTGTCCACCAGGAACAGCTCCGTCGGCGTCCCCACCGCGAGGCGGGGGCGACGGTCTGCGTTGATGATCCAGGCGTGGGCCCCCTGGGGGACCGTGGTGTCCAGGTCGAGGAACGAGTCCCACCCACCAACCGCCCGCATGACACCATCGTGCCAGCGGACCAGGTTGGAGTCATACCACCGGCCCCTCGCATCCATACGGGTCGCGGGCCGGGTCACTCCAGGCGGTAGCTTCAGCGGGATCCTCATTCACTTGCTCTTCCCCCACCACGTCACGTCCACGGGGAACCCGTCGGCCTCCGTGGCTACGTCGAGGTGGATGTGCTTGTCGTAGATGCCGATGCGGCGAAACTTGGCGTACCGAGCCCCTTTCAGGATCCGGTCGCGGGTCTTCCCGTCGGTGCAGGCGATGTCCACCGCCTTCCCGATGTGGTGGGCGGACTTCTCCCCCTCCACGGGCTCGCGGTAGTCGGAGGTCACGACGAACGGGACCTGGGCCTGGGCCCTGGCGAGGTCGAGCCGCGCCAGTAGCTCATGGTGGATCCGGTCCGGGTGGTCGAATTCATCCTCCTTGAAGTACCTGTATCCCCACATCACGCTTTCTCCTCCGCCTTGAGGGCCTGCGCCACCTGGGGGATGACCTTCTCAGCACCCCTGGAGACCACATACCCACCGATCATGATCTGGAGGGTGTCCCACATCGGGGCCGGGATCTCCGCCCCCGTGACGAAAGCGTAGACGATGATGGCGGCGAACGCCAGTGCGGTGATGGGACGCCAGGTGGCGGTCAGCCAGTGCTCCGACTTCGCCTCCGCCTCCACGATGCGGGACTGCGCCTCCACAGCGGCCTTCTCCAGGTTGAGGGCTTCGGAAATGAGCCCCGCCTGGATGGTGAGAAGCCCCTGCTTGAGCGTGAGCTTCTCCTCGTCCGAGGTGTGGATGTCATCCACCAGGCCGAAGAGCTTCCCGAGCCCGTCTGTGATCTTGCTGAAGATGTCCATGTCATCACTCCAATTCCGTGCCGCCGTCGAGGCCGCCTCCGCCGCCTCCTCCGCCGCCACCTCCGAATTCTCCGCACCCGGGGTCCACCACCGGGAACGACTGCCACTCCGTGTCGAGGCCCGAGAACCCCCCGATGTCCACCGCCTTCCC